CGGCGCACTTCATTTGGTGCGCAACTGCAAGGGCGAATGAGGACGGTGGCTTCGACGGACCGTCCAATATAAATCAAGAGGCGTCTCGTACCGCAACGGATTGCTATATACGAGGCGTGAAGGAGAATATTAGCATCCAAACGCACGGTGCGGCAAGTTGGTTTTGGCGACGTATTGTGTTTACCATGTTCGGAGACAATCAGCTGAGGGCTGATGACGGTAACGTGCACGTCCCTTACAACAGCAGCGATGACACCGGTGTAACCCGGTTAGTCGGTCGATTCGATGCGGATAACACATTTTCCGAAAATATCCAGTCTCTAGTGTTCAGAGGTGTGGAAGGTTCCGATTGGATCGATCCAATCACGGCACCTTTGGACACACGTAGGATTAAGATCGTTCGGGATGTGAAGCAAAATATACGATCTGGCAACGATTTTGGTACGACCAAAAATATGAAGCGCTGGTATCCTATAAATAAAACCTTGCGTTACAATGAGGAACAAAAGGGTGGTCATCAGACAGGCTCTCTCCTCAGTTCACTGGATTCGACCTCCATGGGAGATCTTTACATATACGACATTTTCCAAAATGCACGACACGCTAGTGAGCAAGATTGGATTGATTTTAGCCCAGAGGCTACTCTGTATTGGCATGAACGATAGAATGAGTGATATTTACAAAAATACAATTTCCCTCCAGCCAGTCTACATCTGCAGGTGAACATTCGTTGCGTGGATCAGTATTTGATAACCAGATGCTGGGTTTTCCCCATTTGATCAAGACAGGGTCCTTGTATAACTGTTTAACTTGAAATTCCGCCTGACCTCCCAGCCAGTTCTTGAATTGTGGAACATACTTGAGGCCCCCCATATCATCGAAGATTGCATACTTGGCATCCCTGTATTTCATAGCCTCCTTTCCACTGTATAATCCACAAAAATAAATGTGGGGGCCTAGTGATCGAGCCCACATTGTCTTTCCAAGCCTAGTCTCTCCAAACAACACGAGTGATTTAGGTCTGCCTGACTATGTTAGCCAAGTAACAACACCGGGGACCGCGGGCAATGTGCGTAGCACGCCCCGGGCACGGTCAGCAGCACTATACGATAAGCCGCCGCAGGGTCAAGCAGAAGATCTTTTCAGCCCCGCAGGGTCACTTACCAACTAGCGGTCTGTCCAGATTAGCTCCACTCCAATCAGCAAGCTCTGGAATGCCCTCCAACGCAAAGTCAATGTTTGGAGGCGATCTGTACTCCTCCTCCCGTACCACAAATCTCCAGGCTGCATACTGTTTGAGTGATGGAAAGTTGACAAGTAGCACTCTCGGATGGTCAGCTTTGACAGTATCCCAAAACTCATCTTCATCATCGATACTGACGAGACCAGACCAATCAGCTCCGCCTGACTGTCCAGCCTCATCGTTTGTTGGTCTCTCAAGACCTCCCGCGCAGATGTCACCATCCTTGATGGCATAGTCGTAACCTTCTCCCGGATTGCCTCGAGAAGCGCTAATGTTTGGGTGCCTACCATCAACATCAAATATGGCAGTAACTCGGGATCTGAATTTTCGTCCAAAATCGCAGAAAGCATGGAGATGAATTCCTCCATTATCGTGCAGCTCTCGTCCAACGATGCATTCCCCTCCAACGCTAGCAATAACATCCACAATGCGGAAAGGGTCGAGATCCCCGCATTGGGCATAAGTAAGGAGGACATATCTTGATTGTATGACAAAGGCATTTGGCATTGTGTTCTCACAAGTCCTGGCGAAAGTAATATTATAGCCAGGACACAGGACACACTCCTGTGTATAAATAGGCAGCGAAGCTGCCCCGAGCTTTGAGCCCGGCCTCAAACAAACATGGTTTATTCTCGGAGGCGCATGACCCGCCGTTACCCCGCACGACGGTGGACCAAAAAAATTCCTTACCGTCAGCGACGACGGTCCACCGTTAGGCCTAAAGTTAAAGCGCGTCGGTTTAAACGACGTGTCCTCAATGTGTCGACTCGCAAAAAACGCGATGTCATGCTACCACAGGCTGGAAGCATCAATACTCCCGGCAATCTCGGTGGAACCCGTATTGTCGCACAGCCCATGTCTACAGCCGGGCAATACTTTTCGGCGCACTTCATTTGGTGCGCAACTGCAAGGGCGAATGAGGACGGTGGCTTCGACGGACCGTCCAATATAAATCAAGAGGCGTCTCGTACCGCAACGGATTGCTATATACGAGGCGTGAA